TGGATTCTTAAAGGAGTTTGCTCAAGCCTGTAATCCTAAAGCAATTAAAGAAAGCTTAGTTGAAGCTACAGGAAAAACAGAAGATCAACTTACAGACGCTATTGACGATCTTACTTCACCTGAATTAAGAGCAACTTTAACTGACACTATTAAAAAGGGTCTTGATACTGCAGCTGCTATTGCATCTGAATTCAAAAGCGATGTTGTAAAATTAGAACAAAGACTAGCGGCTACACAAGGTACAGGTGCACCTAATATTTTAGAAGCAGTCGTTTTGGAAATAGACAAAACAATAACCACAACATTAAAACAACTTGTTGGTGGCGCTGGAATTAGTCCTGTAAATTTAGATAGTATCACTAAAAACATTTCTCTTGAACTTCCTACAGAAATTGAAAAGGCTGTTAATCTTTTGAAGAAAATAGCTCCTGATATTCCTGTAGATAATTTTGAAGAAGGACTTTCAGGTTTATCTACGTCTGTAAGCAATGCGGTTGTCCTTGATCCTTTAGATGCAGATCTTGGAACTTCAACAGTACCAGCAGAAATTATTGGAGCAGGATCTGCTGCATGGGATGATGCAAATACTCCTATTGCTAATGCTGCTACTGTAAGAGCTAGTCCTGAAATTGTAGCTCAACGCTCAGAAACTTTATCTGTAACTGACACTGATACTGAAAACATTGTTATAAAAAATGAAAAGACTGGATCTACTACAAAAATTACAACTGAAAAAACCTCAGTAGAAACAAGCATTGTCACTGGCGGAGGCACTACAACATATAGAAGACAAAAACCTTTATATGGTTTTACGTATGTTTCAAGTATGGAAGAACTTGAAGCAGAGCTAAGATCTGTTACTAGAGATATAACTGAAGTTGTAGTTCATTGGTCAGCAACATTTTTAGATCAAGATATTGGTGCTGAAGAAATCCATGAATGGCATACTCAAAGAGGATTTTCTGGATGTGGATATCATTACGTTATTCGTAAAGATGGAAGAATACAAAGAGGTCGTCCTATTAGTAAACGAGGAAGTCACGCTAAAGATAATAGACACAACCTATTTAGCGTAGGTATTTGTTTTGTAGGTGGGTATAATTGTTTAAGTGGTACTCCAAACAGAGATAGGTACGTAGGATCTGAATCTATAAATGAAGAACAAATGAAAACCTTTGATCAGTTTATGAAATCTTTTTATGATGTATTCCCAGGATCTCAAGCTTGGGGCCATGTTGATACAGACAATAAAGGAAAACAAGATCCAGGTTTTGATGTCCCACAATACGTATTTAATAAATTTGGAAAAGTGAATGTTTCTGCTACCGGTAAAACCCGGCCATTGTCACCTAGACAATTAGCTAAAGCATCAATAGAAATTAATACAGGAATTGCATAATGAGCACAGAAAACGATGAACTAAAAGATCGCGAAAATACTCTTGGCCAAGGCCGAGAAAACTCGTTAGGCGTTTATAAAACAGGATTCCATGATGTCACAGGTAAATATCCAAGAGCCAATTACTTTTTTGGTCCAAGCATTAACACAGCTGCTAGAGGAATTACTAGGAATGATTTATATGTTGGTGGCGGTAATTTAGATTTAAGCTTAGATTTAGATAAGCCTCCAGTTTCTCAATATCCTTTTAATCAGGTTAATGAATCTAGAAGCGGGCATGTAATTGAAATAGATGACACTCCTTCAGGAGAACGTATTCTTATCCGGCATAAAACTGGTGCTGGAGTTGAAATGCGTGCTGATGGAACTATTCTTATTGCAACTAAAAATAATCACGTCACTGTTGTGCAAGGGGATAGTAAAGTGATTATTGAAGGTGATGCTGATCTCCAATACAACGGCAACTTAAACTTAGATGTTGCAGGAGATTATAACTTAAAAATTGGAGGCAACTATAATATTAATGTTGCTGGCGATGAAGTAAAAGAAATTGATGGAAATTATAGAGAGCGAGTCCATGGAAATCATAATACTATTATTGATGGCAATAAAGGCTCAACTACAACAGGAACTTCAAGCGAAACATCACTTAAAGGTTATAACAACGTAGTCCAAGGTAATTATAGAACAAGTGTTGAAGGAAAGGTTTCTATTTCTGCATCAGACCAAATAAAAGCAACTTCTGAAAAGCAGGTTGTTGTATCAGCTCCTGACATAAATATTGCAGCTCAAGTAATGTCAGTGTTTGGTGATACCGGAACTATAGGTGGACAGAACATCGTGATGTACAACTATAACATGTACACAGGACATTCTATTACAGCAACAGATACTATTACAACAAACACTGCATATACTCAACGAGTGAATGCGACATCTATGCATGCCACAACATTCCATGGATCTCTTGTAGGTAAAGCATCATTTGCGGCACAGGCAGATGAGGCTGGATCAGCTCCGTTAGGTGCTGGTTCAGGTGGTGGAACCCTGACTGAAACTACACATACCGCAGAACCAGTAGATCCTAAAGCCACAGCTTTACCAACTGAAACTCTTTTGACAGATTATCTAAATAAATCTGCATACGGAGTAGCAAAAGTAAAAATTGATAATAATAAAGATCTTTTCAATGCAATTAATTACGAAGAAAAAACAGGTGGGGTTTCAAAAAAACCTTTAACAACAAGAGAAGTAAGAAGTAAATTGAGGGATCCAGATGTCCAAAACAACGAGAAATTCATTGGCACTGCGATTGGTTCTTCGGTTCTTTCTAGCACATACGCTAATACCACTCCTCCGAAAATTGGTAGGATTGAAAGTAAAAAACCGACGAAAATCTTAGGGATAGATAAGATTGGTCAAAGGAATCCTTCAGAAAATTCTAAAAGAGTTGTACCTAAACCTAGAGCTATAGCTATTATTCCTGATCCAGTTTTTAATCCAAACAACGCAGGAATAATTACTTCTAAAACAAAACTAAATAGAGGTATATCTCTTGCTAAATTCTTAGGAGGTAGAGGTGACCAAGTAACCCTTGATCATATTTCGAAAGAAAGTGATAAGCTTGATTTAGCAAGACAATTATATTTGCACGGAGAAGTTCTTAAAAAGATTTCTAATGACGAAGGAAGATTTAGAGATTTTAGATTAGTGGTAGTTGAAGGTGTGTATAGAGCAGGGCCTGGCGAAACTTTGCAAACTGATACTCCTAATTGGCTTGCGTCTAAAGGAAGACGTGTAGTATATGAACTTATAGATGAAACTGGAAGCCAGGCTAGCGAAAAAACTTTTGATTTGGCAGTGTACCTAAAAGACTTTTTATTTTACGATAAGTTAACCCTTGATTACGACACCTTTGATCCTAGTGGATTAATTAATGCACAAATTATTATTGACATGCCTAAAGTAGGTGAAGACTATGACTGTGTATATGGTATGAATTTAGAAACAGTGTTTAATAATAAGGTACAAACAAACAAAGAACTCATTGAAATTATAGTATAAATAGTACAAAATCAGAGAGTTCAATATGGCAACTAAAATATTATCAAGAGAAGATGGAAACTTATCAGGTAGTACGCTGATAGGATCTAGATCTCAAGAATATGGTGACATTGACTTAACGTTTAATAATAAGCCAAGCGGTGACATTTTCAAAAAGTCTGCGGCAGGGGCAGTTAAACAAGCTGTTAAAAATTTACTTTTAACAAACTTTAATGAAAAACCTTTTAGGCCTAACTTTGGTGGAGATCTAAATAATCTTTTATTTGAATTGGCTGATGAAGATATTGATTACGATGTTGAAGAACAAATTATAAGAGCAGTAGAAAACTTTGAGCCACGTGCTAAAATTCTAAAGGTAGAATCTAATACACAGCTTGATAGAAATGAATTAAAAGTAAAGGTTACTTTTCTTGTAAAAAACCTCAACGAGGTCGTAGAATTTGAAACCGCATTGTCGAGGTTGAGATAAATGGCAGTAACTAACATTGAATCTACCCAGCTAGATTTTCAACAAATTAAGCAAAGATTAAAAACATATCTTGCTTCCGATAACGAGTTTCAAGATTATAATTTTGAAGCTTCAGGGCTAAGCAATATTCTTGATGTTCTTGCATACAACACACACTTTAATGGTCTTATTGCAAACTTTGCTTTGAATGAAGCATTCCTTAATACTGCTCAACTTAGATCTTCAATTGTTTCTCATGCTCAAGGATTAGGTTACTCACCTAGATCCAAAACATCTTCTCAAACAAATGTAAATCTTACTCTTAATCTTGCTGGTGTTTCTAATAGAAACACTACATATATTCTTCCAGCCTTTACGTTATTTACCACATCTATTAATGACATAACTTATACGTTTCAAACAACTGAATCTTTAACTGCTACAGATAATGGCTCAGGTCTATATGAATTTTCTGACGTTAATGGAAATAAAAATGTCATTCTATTTGAAGGTACTAAAAGAACTAAAAAGTTTTATGTTGGTAAAGTTGGTGAAAGACAAATTTATGTTATACCAGATTCAACAATGGACACTGCTACCACAATTGTAAAGGTTTTTGCTAATCCTTCAACTACAGAGTTTGAAGCGTACACACCAATTAGTAAAGCTATTAGAGTAGATCAAAATTCTAAATTTTATCAAATCACAGAAGCTCCTAATGGATTTTATGAATTAAACTTTGGTGATGGTATATCATTTGGTCAAGCACCAGAAACAGGTACTGTAGTTCAAGTAGAATATCTTTCTACTGTAGGAGCAGATGCTAATGGTGGACAAGTGTTTTCTCCAAGTTCACAGTATACTGTTAACGGACAAGGCTATGACTTATCTGTAACTACAGTTTCTAATTCTACATCTGGATCAGATAGACAAACAGTTGAAAGTATTAGATCAAACGCTCCATTGGCATTTGCTGCACAACAAAGACTTGTTACAGCAGAAGATTATAAAGCTATTATTCTTGCTAACTATTCTAACATCGTTGATGCAATTGCTTGGGGAGGTGAAGATAACATTCCAGCAAATTACGGAAACGTTTATGTTGGATTAAAATTTCAAGATGGTATTACTGAAGCAGAAAAAACTTCAACAAAAGATTCTATTACAAGTAATATTACAGATTTTCTTTCAGTGTTATCTATTGGTACGATATATGTTGATCCAATTGAAACATTTATTGAGGCAGTTGTTGAATTTAACTTCGATCCAAACTTAACAAGTGTGACATTACAATCTACGGAATCTGTTGTTTATAGTAAGGTCAGACAATTTTTCGAAAGTAACTTAGGACTTTTTGGTAGTATATTTAGAAGATCTAATTTGTTAACGACCGTAGACCAATTAGAAGAGTCTGTTATTAACTCATCAGTTGCTATTAAAGTTCAACAGAGATTTGAGCCAATATTAAATCAATCTCTTTCATATGAAATTAATTTTCCAGTTACACTTCAAGCACCAGACGATATAATTGAAACTGTAACTTCATCTACATTTAGATTTAACAATAAAGTTTGTTTAATCAAAAATAAACTTAACTCAAAAAAGCTTGTTATAACAGATACTCTTGGAAACGTTGAAGTTGATAATCTTGGACAATACGATCCTGATAGAGGTAAGGTAGAACTAAATGGGTTTATTCCAGAAAGTATTACTTCTGGCCAAACCTACATAAAACTTTCTGTTACTCCGAGAGATCAATCAGTAATTAAACCCTTAAGAAATTATATCCTTTTATTGGATACTGATGCATCGTTTGCTTCAGGTAAAGTTGATAGACAAACGGTTGATGTGACACTGTAATGACAACACAAACAGAAGAAGTATTTTTTAATAGACGTAATCTTGTTTTCCATACAGACGTGGTTGAACAAGTATTGCCAGAATATTTTCAAAGAGATTATCCTAATCTTATAAAATTCATGAATGCTTATTACTCATTTATGGATTCAGATGAGCTTACAGATTCTCTTAAAGACTTATACGCGATTAGAGATATCGAATCTTCTTCTGCTAAACAGTTAGATCAAATATTTGCAGAAATTGCTCAAGGCGCATCAGCTTCATACTTTGCAGATTCGCGAGAAGCATTAAGAAACTTTGCTAACTTTTTTAGAGTTAAAGGT